GTAAGTGTTACAATAAAATGGTGAATGCTATTATAACCCCGCATAAAACCATTTTACAGTGTGTGTAGGTACACAAGACCCCGTTTTCATTCGGTGAAAACAAGAAAAATCCGGGTCACAATCCGAGAATATTTTTAGCATAATTGCGAGTTCTTTTGAATAGAGAACTACTATAACTTACTCAGTCAGAGGCGATAATGAATTATCGCAAGTTATAATCATAGATAGTCTATGATGTCAGTGACTAGTTAACAGACATGTTAAAAATCACTTGTTATGTTAAATAACATAAATATCAGGTCGTTACGTAGAATACTAAGTAAATGAATTATCGCATTAGGAAATGATGTCAAATAAGGGATAATCATGATGATGGAGCGTACGTAAAGACTAAGAGCCATATATATAAATGTGCTATGCACTTATTATATTGTTTTTGTATTTTGTTTTTATTTTTTTTTTTTGTTTTTTAAAATTTTTGGACATTTATAGTCGATCGTAGAGACTGTAGTTTGTATTGATATTAGTAGTATCAATTCAGGTATCAATAATAATTGGAATCGTCTTATTATTGTTCTTAATGAGTGACTGGACGTTAAGTATAATGTACGTCATCATGATTATGTTAAAATTCGAAGCCGTTTAACAATTGAGTAACACTATTATAATCCGGCGCTACACATAGAAGAGCTTGGTATAGTTACTTGGATTCTTGTGAGCCTATAATACGTAAATCTGGTCGATTTGTTAGACTAGCTTATAAACACTTATAAGTTTATATACCTAACGGTGGTGAAGCTAATTCTGCAAGCGATAACCCTTATAGTGTAAATTCTACACTAAAGTTCAAGTTTATTTGAATGACCTAAGTTGAAGGTTAGCAGCCTGTTAATATAATTTAGATATAATCACCTCCGGGCTATAGATTTGTAGTACTTAAGTCACCAGGTAAGTTATTGTTATTGATATATACTAATCTATGTCCGTTTATATTTTACATAGAAGTATATATGACATATTCTTTATCTCTTGCTGTACTTAAACCTCCTGGCGTAGCACCGGTTGCATAAACTTGAGAAGGGGAATTTTACATTATAGTTATAACTCGACCTTAATTATTCAATTAGCTAACTATACTTTATATTTGGATGCATGTAGATGATAAGCGTGATTCCCCGATGGTGTTTTAAAAGGGTTACAAAGGTCCTACAGCCGTATTAACTGCCGGCGTTTAGAGACCGGTGTCAATATTAAGTGTAGCATCATTAGATACAGTATAATAGAGACTAGTATTGGTACCACCTGAGGATGAGTAATTTTAAGGAAATAATGTAAAGATAGCGTTTCCTTGAGCATTAGTAGTGATTGTAAGGCTTATTGTTCGTGAATATATAGCAGTTTTTATACCACTGTCGCTAGGCATGCGGGTGTTCTCGTATTCGGGTAACAAAACAGAAGCGATAGATTACGGATTTACGGCATCAAAAGCCAAAAGTTACTTCTACATTGCAACATTGACAGATTCCCAAGGTAATTTATATCTGTTACTTGCATTAAACGTAAATCTATTATAACCGACACTATCGTCATTTAAATCTATACCTAGATTAGATTTGAACCATTATAACAGATTATTCACAGGGGTAACTTATTTAACACGTGACCACAAATAGTTAGCCGCTAGAGGTGCAATAGTTTTTAATGCATTGCCGACCATTATTCCGAGATCATCAGCTAATATCTGTTCTAAGCAGAGTTTCTTCTTATCGTGACTCATAGTAGTAAAGGTTTTATCCATCTTTTATGCTGTCTTTAGGCCTATTTACTACAATAGTGCAGAATAACTCTTTCCTTAATATCGTTTATCTATTTGATCTATAACTTTTACTATGTTTGCTTCATGATTGTCGTAACCGGTTTTTATTTAATCATAGTTCTTGATTCCTATTTGATTATGTACTGCTTGTTCAGTTCTCAAGAATTATTTTATTTTAGCATCTATATTATCCATGTTTATACGCGCTCTGCTTTTCTTATTTTTAGGCTTGTTAACGTTTTAATTTTTAAGAGAATTATTGGGGTTGACTTTCTTCTCTTTATTTACGTTAATATTATTATTATTATTAATAT